CCACACCACTTTAATGCTGTTAGTAACGTTTGCCTATCTCTTAATATTCTATTTGCTATTTTTTTCAAACCTTCCGCACCGTGATAAGCAGCATAAAAACCTGCCATATTTGCAAGTAAGGCTTGGGCAGTGCATATATTGGATGTTGCTTTGTCTCGTCTTATGTGTTGTTCCCTTGTCTGTAATGCTAATCGTAATGCTTTATTACCTTGGGAGTCTAGAGACTGTCCTACAATTCTGCCAGGAATCTTTCTTTTATATTTGTCAGTGGTTGCAAAGAATGCTGCATGAGGCCCTCCGAATCCCATAGGAACTCCAAATCTCTGCATACTACCAACTGCAACATCAAATCCCATTTCACCTACAGGTTTCATTAATACCTGACACATCGGATCTACAATCGCAATCTTCATACATTTGTAAACATCAGCACATCTTAGTAATCCTTCATGGTATTTTAATCTTCCATTACTATCTGGTAATTGAACTAATAATCCAAATGCATTTGTAAATTCTTCTAGTGCGATTGTTGTATCTAAATCAATTTTAATTATGTTAATGCCAAGTGGTTTTGCTCTTGTTTTTAAAACTTCTAATGTTTGTGAGAATATTTTACTATCAACTATAAAATCTTTTTTCTTACCCTGATTATATGCAAGTATCATCGCTTCTGCAGCTGCAGTTCCTTCATCTAATAATGATGCGTTTGCAACTGGTAATCCTGTAAGTTCAGTGATTAGTGTTTGGTAATTAAATAATGCTTCTAATCTACCTTGAGATATCTCTGCCTGATATGGTGTGTAAGAAGTATACCAAGCTGGATTTTCAAATACATTTCTTTGGATTACTGGTGGTGTAATTGTTCCATAATATCCCTGTCCTATTAAAGTTCTTTTGACTACATTTAATTCAGCAATCTCTTTTAATTCTGTAAGTGCTTCTTGCTCACCCCAACCTTCTGGTAATTTACTATCACCACGAAGTAAGATTGAATCTGGCACAATTTCTCTTACTAATTCATCTATAGTTGATAGACCTAGATCAGCAAGCATTTTTCTTTGTTCTGATTCTGAAGGTCCGATATGACGTTTAATAAATTCTGACATACTATCCGCTAATCATTTCCTCATCCATAGTTTTATTACGAATGATGATTGTATTACTATCATAGTCAGGATAAAACTCAATAATATCCTCATTATCCCAACACATCTCTTCGTAGAGCATATTAAGTTTCTTCATGTCTTGATACATGTCTGATGGTCTTTCGTCCATTAAAAAACTCCTGTATTGTAATTGAAGAGAAGTAATTCTTTTCTTATTTTTTGATTTCTCATATACTCTCCTACGGAACGCATTGTATATGTCAAATCAAATTCAGCACAATTCCAATCTTTAAATCTGTCTTTAACTAATTGGTCTGAATTGTAACTTATAAGCATCTCTGATTTATATATTTCACAACTTTCTGCAAAATCATCGTGGTCAAACTTTTTGTGTATAGAACCCTTCTTTCCATATAAATTATCCTTAATATCATAAGGTGGATCAAGGTATACAAATGTTTTTTCTCCATCTCCTAACATATGACGGTAATCAACATTTGTAATATACCAATCTTTAATTAACTTACTATAAACTGGTAACTTATCAATACCTCTCATTGAGAAGTTAGCGTCACTTGCTTGCTCTGAAAATGATGAAGATTCTGTAAGACCACTAAAAGAACATTTGTTTATGATATAAAAACAAACTGCACGGTCTTTGTCAGACACATCTAAGTCATATAATTTTTCTTTTGCATCTAAAAATAAACCTCTTGCAGAACCACGATCAGGATATCTTGATTTTAATTGTTGCAATTGACTATGAACATAGTCTCCATCAACTTGTAAACGTAACCAAAAATTATATAACGGTTCATACAAATCATTAACAATAATTTTTAGTTTTGGATATTTCTTTGTAATATGCAATGCCACACTACCACCACCTAAAAATGGTTCATAGTACGCATCATAATCTCTAAGGTCTGGAAAGAATGGATCCATCTTTTTGCAAGCACGAGACTTGCCACCAGGATAGCGTAGTGGTGTTTTAAAAGATTTAAGAGACATTAATCACTCATTGGCATATAAGGTGATCTATCTTGACCTCTTCTTAATTCTTCCCATTCCATTTTAATTTCAATTACTTCAGTGAGGTCTTTTACTGATTGTGACATTGATTGATATCCCGCACCAACAAAGATTTGTCCTGCCATTACTGCGACAGTGCAAGCACCCCAGAATAAGTAGTATTGATAGGATTTGATTTGTGCTTTAGTTTTAGCGAAAGTTGATTTAGTCATTGTTTTTGTTGTATTCAAATATAGTAGAAATAAGAATTATTCTTCTACCATTACTTGGTCTTTTCATGTAATGTTTTCCTGTAAAAAGAATTATATCATTTTCTTGTGGAAAATAATTTTCATCCTCTACAATTGTTTCACCATCACCACTTAAATATACAAGTAAATTAAAGTGTGGAAAATCATGATCTATGTGTGGTTCAGAAAATTGTTTATCATTATCTGGATGTACACAATTTACATTTGATCTCAAGAAAAAATATCTATCAAATAAATTATTGAAATCTATAATTTCTTTTAATACTGTTAAATTTAAATTAATAAGTTCAGATAAAGGTTGAGAAAATCCTGTCTCTTCTGGTCTTTCTAAAAACGTATGTCCATAGAAAGGCATACCAGTTGATGTATCATATCTCCAGACAAAATCGTTTGAAAGTATGAATTCTTTTAAGTCAACATAATTACTAGTTACAGGATTTTTTAATACCTTTAACATTACAAAATTAATTTTTTGGTAGGAGTTGATATTTTACCAAACATAGATTTGTCTTGTTCGATAATTTCCTCTTGAGGGTCTCCTATGTAAACCACATATTTTTTAGTGATTTCAATTTTATCTTTTTGAAGTAAAGGAGACCAAGGAGCAAATGCAATATTTCCTTGTTGAGGTGACGGTACTGCCACAATTGGATCTGTAATAACAATCGAATCACTGTTATCTTCAACGATGTCTGCAATGACATCTTCACCAGACCACATACGGATTAATTTAACGGTCATTTGAATTCACACTCCACCATAATTTCAGTTAAACAAGCTAATAGGTTAATTTCTTGATCTGCTACAAATGCAATCTGATATTGATACTTTGCAATAATCAACACTGCAGCAGGTATTGTGCCTGGTACAAGCACATCGTATAACGAATCATATATCCTTCTCATCAATACACTCGAATCATTATCAAGATTATCTACACACCATTTACGAACCTCAGAAAAATTCTTTGACTTAAGGTTTTTAAGTAAATCATTTACAGATACATCTGAAAATGCAGCGAGTATGCCACTATCTATCTTACCACTTACAGAGTATCTTTGACACTCATTTAACACTCTCCTCCAATCAGGAAAGTGTTTGTTAATAAGTTGTGCAACCACTTTTTTATCAGTGTCTACTCTCTCTTCTTCCAAGATGTAAGTTAATCTTGAGAAGAACTGTGCTGCTATTGTTGGTTTGTCTTTTTTATTAATCGAGAAATCAACAACAGAACACCTACTATGTAAAGGGTCGATAATTTTGTTTTTGTAGTTACACGTAAAGATAAACCTGCAGTTTTTGGAGAACTCCTCAATAGACGCGCTGAGAAGGAGCTGTACGTCGGAAGTGGTATTGTCTGCTTCGTCAATGATAATGACTTTATGTTTCGACTCACTTGTAAGAGAGACGGTAGATGCGAAGTTCTTTGCGTTCGTCCGAACAGTGTCGAGAAAACGTCCTTCATCCGACCCATTAATGACATAGTAATCTGCTCCTAATTGATTACACAATGCTTTTGCTACTGTGGTCTTACCTATACCTGGTGGACCTGACAGTAACATATTTGGTATCTCTCCTCTATCAACAAAATCTTGAAAAGTTTTCTTGATACTCTTTGGAAGAATACACTCATCAATTGTAGTGGGTCTGTATTTTTCAACCCATATAAAATCACTCATAATAAAATTGCAACTTTGCTAATTGCTATGCTCATCAAAAATGCTAACATAATTGCAACATCCCATTGTTTATTGTGAATATAAAATGGAATACAAATAATATCAGCAATAATGTGCATTATCGCACCATAAAAGGTAGATACATGTAGTATAACAAAATACGCACAAATAATCAACACCGAACCTGTGATTCTTCCTGCGACTAATAAATTCATAATAAAGGTTTTTTCTAAACTCTCTTTCTTCTTATCTTAAGAATTGAAATACCTGCTAT